CTCCTCGGCGGCATCCGCGCCACGATCTTTGCCCTGCTGGCCGCGCTATTCCTGACCGGCGGCATCGTGCAGACCTTCCGCCTGCATTACGTCGAGGGGCGCAACGCCACGCTGGCGAACGCGCTGGGCAAGGCGCAGGCCGACGCTCAAATCGCCGCCCGCAAGGCCGAGGCCGAGAAGGCCCAAGCCATCGCCGTGATTGCGGACAAGTACGAACAGGACAAGAGGGAAGCGGATGAAGCTCAGAAGCGCCTTGTGGCTGACCTTCGGGCTGGCACTGTCCGGCTGCAAGACCGTTGGCGTGGCTGTGTGTCCGACGTTGCCGCCACCGCCGCCGAGCGTGATGCAGCCGCCGCAGACCGAGAAGCGAGTGCGGGACGAATTGTTCGCGCCGCCCGAGACGCCGACGACCAAATCCGCGCCCTCCAAGACATCGTGAAGGCGGATCGGAAGTGACCGATTACAACCGACTCACCTGCGAGGGCAAATGAACTACTACCCGCAAGGCTTGGCCGCGATGTTCGGCATGACCCCGCAGATGTCGGGCGGGTATGCGCCCATGCAGGGCTTCGGCCAGATGAACCCGCAGGCCAGCGGCGGACTCCCGCCGATGCAGGGCTTCAACCCGAGCATGTCCGGCGGCCTGCCTCCGATGCAGGCGCATCCCGGCCCGCAGGGCTTGCACTTCGCCAACTACGCCAGCCACATGCCGCAGATGAGCCGCGAGGTCATGCCGCGAGGCTTGTGGAGCATGTTCAGGTGAGGAACGGGAAGCGGGTCAACGCCACTAGCGGCGAGACCCTGAAGGTCACGAACCAATGGGCGGCCGAGTGCCAGGCCCGCGACACCACGATCAGCAGCAGCGCGTGGGAGAGCAGCGACGGCACGACGGTTACGGCTGCCATGAGCGGGACGACCGCCACGGGCACGTTCACGCCGATAGGCGATTGCACGCTGACCAACACCGTTGTGCTGGCGAACGGGGAAACCCTCGTACTGCGCCGCGCGGTGCTGGTTCGCGTTTGCGATTAAGAATCAAAGGAATCAGACATGGCACGCGGAGGAAAGCGTGAGGGCGCTGGCCGTCCGAAAGGTGCGCTCGACAAGAACAACAAGCAGCTCCGCGAGATGATCCTGGGGGCGCTTGCCAAGAAGGGCGGCGAAACCTACTTGGCCGAGAAGGCCGAGACGCACCCGCAGGCGTTCATGGCGTTGCTGGGCAAGGTGCTGCCGCTGCAGGTGCAGGGCGATCCTGATTCCCCTGTCGTCGTGGTGCAATGGCAAAAGTAATCACGATTGACTACCGGCCTCGGCCGCAGTCCGTCGAGTACCACGAGCGCACGCAACGCTGGGCTTGCACTGTTGCCCATCGCCGGTTCGGCAAGACGGTGCGCGAGATCAANGANCTGATNAAGCGNGCGGCAACCTGCGGCAAGGAAAACCCGCGATTCGCCTACCTCGCGCCGTTCTACTCGCAAGCCAAGGCCATCGCATGGGACTACCTGAAGCACTACAGCCGGCCGCTGCTAGCCAAGCCGCCGATGGAGTCCGAACTGTCGGTGGATCTGGTCAACGGGGCGCGGATTCGCCTGTTCGGGGCTGACAACCCGGATGCGCTGCGTGGCCTGTACCTCGATGGCGTGGTGCTGGACGAATACGGCGACATGCGGCCATCGGTGTGGGGCGAGATCATCCGTCCGCTGCTGACCGACCGGCAGGGCTGGGCGTCCTTCATCGGCACGCCCAAGGGCAAGAATCACTTCCATGCGCTGGCCGAGCAGGCCAAGGCATCGGATGACTGGTTCTACCAGCAGCTTCGCGCCAGCGAGACCTGCATTGTCGATCAGGACGAGCTGGACGACGCCAAGCGGCAGATGACGCCGGAGCAGTACGCGCAGGAGTTCGAGTGCGCGTTCGACGTGCCGGCGCTTGGTGCGATCTACGCCAAGGAGCTGGCAGAGGCGGCCACGGAAGGCCGCATTTGCTCGGTGCCATTGGACAGGGCGGCGCTGGTGCATACCGCCTGGGACTTGGGCGTGGGCGACGACACCTGCATCTGGTTCTGGCAGTCGGTTGGCCGCGAGGTGCGGATGATCGACTACTACAGCAACCGNGGGCAACCGATTACGCATTACCTGTCGGTGCTGCGGCAGCGGGGCTACGACTACGGGCGGCACTATGTCCCGCACGATGCCGAGGCCCGCGAACGCTGGACGGCCACCACGATGCTGCAGGTGGCGGATGGGCAGGGCTTCAAGCTCGATGTCCTGCCGCGCGAGGACGTGGAGCAGGGCATCAATGCGGCCCGCATGATGTTCAACCGCTGCTGGTTCGATGAGGCCAAGTGCCGCGAAGGGCTGGATGCGCTGATGAACTACCGCCGCGAGTACGCGGAGAAGCTGGGCCAGTTCAAGCCGACGCCGCTGCATGACTGGGCCTCGCATGGCGCAGACGCTTTCCGTTATCTGGCAATGAGCCTCGACCGGGCCACGGAACGGCCCGGCGTCAAGTTTTCCATATCGTCTCAGGCTTCGGAGTTCGCGTGAAGGAATCTCGCAAGAGGGGCAAGGATGCCCCGGATCCGATGAAGGAGATGCGCGCCCGCTACGACCGTGCCGTCGAAGCGGAAGGCGACAACCGCACGCTTGCCATCGAGGATTTGCGCTTCGTGACCGTGCCCGGCTCGCACTGGGACGAGACGCAGAAGAAGAAGCGCCGGGGCAAGCCCTGCTATGAGTTCCCAATCCTGCGCAGCCATTGGCGCCAGGTGGTGAACGACCAGAAGAAGGCCCGCCCGGCGATCAAGGTTCGCGCCGTGGAGGATGGCGACGTGGACGGTGCCGAGCTGCGGCAGGGCATCATCCGCAACATCGAGTCCGTGTCCAATGCCGAGCGCGCCTATGACGGCACGTTCGAGCTGATTACCGCAGCGGGCATGGGCGCGTTTCGCGTCACGACCGAATACAGCGACGACGACGGCTGGGAACAGGACATTCGGGTGCGGAGCATCCGCGACCCGCTGTCGTCGGTGTGGCCCGACCCCGATGCGAAGGAACCCGACCTTCGGGACATGAAGTACTGCTTCGTTGAGGAGACCATTTCCCGCGACGAGTTCGAGGCGCGCTATCCCGATGCCGAGGCGGTGGACTTCGAGTCCGCCANGAATTACGGCATGGCCGAGTGGTTCCGCGAGGACACGGTGCGCATCGCCGAGTACTACCGGATGGTGCCGGTCACCAAGACCCTGCTGCTGCTGTCCGACGGATCGACGGTCGCCAAGGATGACGTGACGCCGGACATGGTGGCCCAGTGGGATCAGGCCGGTGTGACGCTGGTCCGCGAGCGCGAGTGCAAGTGCCACAAGGTCGTGATGTCCATCGTCTCCGGCAAGGAGGAGATCGACGGGCCGCACGACATGGTATTCAGCCGCATTCCTATCGTCATTGCCTACGCCAACCGTCACTTTATCGACGGCAAGTGGACTTGGGCGGGCATGGTGCGCTTCAGCCGCGATCCGCAGAGGTTGCTGGACTACAACCTGACCACGGCGCAGGAGGTGCTGGCGAAGCTGCCCCGCGCCACGCCGATTGTCACGCCCAAGATGCTGGAAGGCGATGGCGTCAAGGCGATGTGGGACAGCGCCAACGTCACCGATCTGGCGTACCTGCCGATTACGCCCGACCCGCAGATGCCCGGCGGCCCGCAATACCTCACGCCGCCGCCGGTCCATGCGGCCTTCGCCAACATGGCGCAGATCGCCACGGACATGCTCAAGGCATCGGACGGCATCTTCGACGCCAGCGTGGGCGCGCGGTCGAACGAGACCAGCGGCCGGGCGATCATGGCCCGCCAGCAGGAAGGCGATACCGCGACGTTCGACTATCAGGACGCGCTGTCCTTCGCCATCCAGTCGGCCGGCGAGATCATCCTGTCCGCGCTGCCGAAGGTCTATGACACGCCGCGCGTGATGCGGGTGCTGGGCAAGGATGGCGAGGAGCGCATCGAGAACATCAACCAGGAGCAGCCGGACGGCTCCAAGCTCAACGACCTGTCGGCCGGCAAGTACGACGTGACCGTCACCACGGGGCCGGGCTACGACACCCAGCGGATGGAGTTCGTGGACATGCTGACCCAGTTGGGCACCAGCAACCCGGCCATTGCTGCCGGCGTCCCCGACCTGATCGTGGGCAGCATGGACTTCCCGAAGGCCGAGGAAGCGGCCGAGCGGTTGAAGCTGCTGCTGCCGCCTCCGGTGCAGCAATCGCTGGCGCAGAAGGATCAGTCGCCGGCCGTCATGCAGTTGCAAGGCCAGATGCAGCAGATGCAGGCCCAGTTCCAGCAGGCGATGCAGGAAGCGCAGCAGCAGATGCAGCAGCTTCAGGCGAAGGCGCAGTCGAAGGACGACGCCGTGATGCGCGAGATCAACGCCGCGAAGGACCGGGAGCTGGCGTGGTTCGATGCCGTCACCCGTCGCGCTGCGGTGCTGCAGAAGGATGCGCACGTTGCCGCCCAGCTCGACCAGGCGCTCGCCGTCGAAGCCGCCGACCACATAAACGCCGAGGCCGAACGCCAGCATGAAGCTGGCATGGCGCAGATGCAGGCGCAGAACGCGGCGGCCCAGCAGCAGGCGGACCAGCAACACCAAGCCGACATGGCAGCGAACGCGCCAGAGCAGGCCTTCGGAGTGTTCAGCGAAACCTGACGCTCCGCGCAGTAACCGCACCGGCCGGCAGCCGGGCCAATCGTCAAGGATGACGCCATGAGTGATGTTGAGACCGCCCAGACGGGCGAGCTAGCCGCGCCTGCGGAAATCGCGCAGGAACCCCAGCAGCCGTCGGCACCTGCTGAAACCGCTGAAACGCCCGAACAGCCCCGAGATGAAAAGGGCCGATGGGCAACGCAGCGGATTGGTGAACTGACCCGCCACTGGCGCTCGGAACAGCGAGCGCATGAGCAGACTCGGCAGGAAATCGCGCAGATGCGCGAGCAGCTTTCCAAGCTCGCTCCCAAGCCCGACCCGCAAACTGACTTCGCCGGATACCTGCAATCGGAGATCGAAAGCCGAGTGCAAGGCATCCAGTCGCAGCTCACGCAGCGGCAGCAGCAGGAGGCACAACAGCGTCAGGCCGAGGAACTGGCCCGGTCGTTCGATCAGCGGAGCGAAGCCTTCGCCAAGGAACATCCGGACTACAACGACGCCATCGACGCGCTACAGGGTACGTTGCCCGAATACGTTGGCGTTGCCATCGGTCATTCGGAACACGGCCCCGCCATCGCCTATCACCTTGCGAACCATCCGCAGGAATTGGCGCAAGTCCTCAACCTTCCGCCGCCCGCCGCGCTTGTGGCCCTCGGACGCATCGAAGCCCGGGTCAGTACGCCAAAGACCAAACCCGTCACCAATGCCCCGTCCCCGGCTCCGACCGTGGGTGGTGGGGCAGCCGCACCGAAAGACCCCGAACGCATGAGCGTCGAGGACTGGCTGGTGTGGAGGCGTTCCCAACTCAAGTGATCTCAGGCGGCATGGAGGCCGCTAACCCATGAGCAACAGTCTGCTTACCCCCACCGCAGTCACGCGCGAAGCCTTGCGTGTCCTGCATCAGAAGTGCAACTTCATCGGCAACATCACCCGCGACTACGACGACTCGTTCGCCAAGTCCGGCGCCCGCATCGGCGACACCCTGAAGATTCGCCTGCCGAACCAATACACGGTTCGTTCCGGCGCGACCCTCTCGGCGCAGGACACCACGGAATCGTCCGTGAGCTTGCAGGTCAACAACCAGAAGGGCGTTGACCTCAACTTCACCAGCGTGGACCTGACGCTCTCGCTGGATGACTTCAGCAAGCGCATCCTCGACCCAGCCATGTCGGTGCTGGCGGCGGCCATCGAGTCGGACGTGCTGTCGAACGTCTACAAGGACGTTTATCAGTCCGTGTGGAACGGCGGCGCCTCGGCCACCTACAACAAGGCCATCGACACCCGCGTGCTGCTGCAACGTTCGCTGACCCCGGCCAACGACCGCACCATGCTCCTCGATCCGCAGGCGATGGCCGACGTGATCAAGGACACCAAGACGCTGTTCCAGGACGACGCCTCGATCTCGAAGCAGTACCGCGAGGCGATGGTCGGCCGTGCCGCTGGCTACGATTGGGGCGAGAACACCCTGATGCCGAGCCATACGCGCGGCGCCCAAGATACCGGCTACGTGGTCAACACGTCCTCGGGCATCGTGTCGGGTTCCAACTCGATTGCGACCACGGGCGGCACCGGTGCGGGTAATGCCGGCGACGTGTTCACCATCGCGGGCGTGTATTCGGTGCATCCGGAGTCGAAGGTGTCCACCGGCCAGTTGCAGCAGTTCGTGCTGACGGCGGCGTATGCGGGCGGTGCGGGCAACCTCATCGTCTCCCCGACCCCCGTTACCTCCGGTGCGACGCAGAACGTCACCATCGTGAGCGCGGGCGCCGGCAAGGCCGTGACGTGGGCGGGCACCTTGTCCACCGCCGTGCAGACGGGCCTGGCGTTCCAGAAGGGCGCGTTCGCCTTCGCCACCGCCGATCTGGTCATGCCCTCGGGCGTGGACTTCGCGGCGCGCGAAGCGATGGATGGCATCTCCATGCGTATCGTCCGCAACTACGACATCGTGAACGACAAGTTCCCGTGCCGTCTGGACGTGCTGTACGGCTACAAGACCCTGCGGGCGCAGCTTGCCGCGCGGTTCCACAACAACTGAGTGCGGTACTTGGCGGGGCTGTTTCGGCAGCCCC